TATTCCTAAAGATTATATATTCAATAGTATAGAGAATAGATTAGCTTTAATTCAGGGACTAATGGATACAGATGGTTCAGTAAGCAATAAAGGTTCTTGTGAATTTTATCAGAAGAATATTCATATTATTGAACAATTTAGATTTATACTATCTAGTCTCGGAGTTAAATCTACACTTAGAAGTAAAATAATAAACAATGAAACTTATTACACTGTGGCCTTTTGTAACAGAAAATATGATTTTTTCAGATTGAAAAGAAAGTTAGATGTTCAAAAAGAAAGATTTATATCAGACCATCTGAAAAATAACTTCTTTTATATTAAAAGTATGGAAGAAACTGATACTGTTCCTGTTAAATGTATTCAGGTTGATAATCCTTCTCACTTGTTTTTGTGTGGCAACTCTTTAATTCCTACTCATAACACAGAAGCTATCAGAGCATTCGTATGCTGGTATATTATCTTTCATGACTATAAACTTGTAGGTATAGTAGCCAATAAAGAAAGTACTGCAAATGAAATTCTTTATAAGGTTCAAGAATCCTATAAGAATCTTCCTAAATGGTTACAACAGTCTGTAATAGAATTTAATAAGTCAAGTATAATTCTTGAAAATAATTCTCGTGTTCTTGCTTCTTCTACTTCTTCCGACTCAATGCGTGGTTTCTCTGCTAATATTCTAATCATAGACGAAGCGGCTCACGTAGATAATTGGGAAGAATTCTATAGTGCCGTTTATCCTATTATTTCTGCTGATCCTGATGGTAAAATTATCATGGCTTCAACTCCTAAAGGTTTGAATCACTTTTACGAGTTTTACATGGGTTCTACATTAAAAGAAAACACAAATGGATTTAAAGGATTTTTTGTGCCTTGGTGGCGTGTTCCCGGTCGTGACGAAGCATGGAAAATTAAAGAATTAGCTTCTATGAATAACAATATTCAAAGATTTGCACAAGAATATGACTGTGCCTTCGAAGGTAGCTCAGGAACACTTATTGCTGGTTGGGCTCTTAACTATTTAAAAGACAATACTCAAGAACCTAAATTTAAAGATGGACATTTAAGTATGTATGAATATCCAGTAAAAGAAGTTAAAGAATGGGTAACATCAAACAAGGAAGTAACACATCCTGCTCATAAGTACACTCTTGTAGCTGACGTGTCAAGAGGAAAAGACTTAGATTACTCAGCGTTTTCTATTTTCGATATAACTGAAATGCCTTACAAACAAGTTTGTACTTATCGAAATAATAAAATAGCACCTAGAGACTATGCTGATATTATACATAGAATAGCTCAACATTATAATGATGCTGTCGTTCTTGTAGAAATTAATGATATTGGTGAACAAATAGGAGATATTCTTATATATGATCTAGAATACGAAAACGTATTATGTACCGAGGCTGCTGGTAAGGCCGGTAAGAGAATTGTATTTTCTGCCAAGAAAGCCGATAAAGGAATTCGTACAAGTCCCGGTGTAAAACTTTCTGGCTGTCTTCTATTGAAGTTACTCGTCGAACAAAAGAAAATTCTAATTCCTGATTTAAACACAGTTAATGAATTATTAACATTTTCTAAAGTAAACAATACATATAAAGCAGAAAAAAATAAGTTTGATGATCTTGCTATGGGACTTGTTCTATTCGCTTGGCTATCTAATACTACATTCTTTAAAGATTTAACTGAAATTAATACTATAGGTGAATTAAGAGAAAAAACACTTGAAGAAATTAAACAAGAATTACTTCCTTTCGGATATATGGAACCGATAATTCCAGAAGTAGAGTATGAATTCTATCCTACCACAAGGAATATCCATATGGAATGGAATATCTTTAACCCTAGACAAAAAGCAACTATTGTTCCAAATTTTTAAAATAATAAATAAAAGAAAAAAGGAATTCTTATGGCTGCTCATAATATATTAACTGCACAACTTATTGCCAATACAACTCTACAACTTATTGATCCATCACAGGAACCTCGTGGAGACGTAAAACTAAATATTACAAATTTAGGTGCCAATACTGTCTACTATAATGGAGTGAATACAGGAACAGTATCTAATAGTGCGTCTATTAGAGCAACTGATCCTCCGTTAACATTATATACATCAGCAAATGTATATATATTCACTTCTACTGGAACCGCTAACGTTTCAATAAGCATGACTTTCTAAAAAGTGTTAATTTATAAATAAAAATAAAGAATAATATAATTAAGGAGTTAAAATGGCATTCAATTCAGTTTCACCCGGCGTCTACTCAAACGAAGTAGATTTATCAGTAGTAGCACCCTCAGTAGCAACTACAGTTGGTGCTATCGCTGGTATTTTCACATGGGGTCCACTATTCGTTCCTACATTAGTAACCTCAGAAAATCAGCTAGTACAAATCTTTGGAAAGCCTAACGCAAATAACTATGAAACATGGTTTTCTGCAAAGAACTTCTTGGATTATGGCGATCAGCTATTCGTTGTTCGTACATCACTTTTTGGTGCTGTAGCTGTTAACAGTACAGTAAACACTATGCCTAATGCTGCTATTACAGCCGTTGCTGCTGAAGTTCCTTGGACTTTCAACGCAAATCAGGCCCTTCTAGTAACAAATGCTACATACAATTCAACAACTTTCCAAAATTGGACAGAATCTGGTGGCCCTGCAACAGCAAGCGGTCTATTCGCTGCTGCTAAGTATCCCGGTGCTCTTGGTAACTCATTGAGAATTGGTGTTTGTGTTGATCCTATTCAGTATCATAACGCTGGTGTTGCACTAAGCGGAACAATTACTACTGGTAATTCTGCTGGCAATTCATATAACGGTACATTCTCAATCAAGACAAACTCAAATAAGTACGGTACATTCGTATTTACAGCTTCTAACGGTTCAAATATCGCTTTAGGTAATACTTTTGGTACTTCATTAGTAACAAGCACATTTGCTGTCGGTGACTATATCAAAGTAGGTACTGGTAATAGATTGAATCCATTTCAGACTCTACAGATTAATAATATTAGTTATGCAGCAACTAACTCAAGTGCTACTATTATATATGCTGGTTTTACCACACCATATCAGGGTGGTTCAAACTATTCATCAAACACACTTGAAAGATATTGGGAATTCTATAAGATTGCTCCTGCTCCTAATAACTCATTTATCACACCATATCAAGCAAATTCTGCTGCTCCTACCGTAAAAGATGCTATGAATATTGTTGTTGTTGATAATCTAGGTTATTTCACAGGAACACCTAATAACGTATTGGAAGTATGGACAGGATTGAGCCGTGCTACTGACTCAGTAGATTCTCAGAATAATTCAAATTACTACCAGACAGTAATTAATCAGGGTTCTGAGTATATTTACATCTTTAATGACTTGACTGAATTTATTTCAAATACTGCTGCAAATCTAACACAGCCATCACCATTGTCTCCACCTTATATTATGAGCTTCAAGTATGGTAGTGACGGTGACTCTGAAGGTAATGCTCCAATGTCAACATTGATCAATGGATGGCAGCTATTTCAGAATAAAGATTTGATCAACATTAATCTTGCTATCGCTGGTAAGGCTATTGGTTCAACTGGTACTGCTGGTGTAACTAATACTACATATAATAACTTTGGTTTAGCAGATTGGTTGATTAACAACATCGCTGAAAACAGAAAAGATTGCGTAGTATTCTTCTCACCAGACAAGTCAATTGTTGTAAATAACAATCTTGGTAACGATATTCCAACAGACTTGGTAAATTGGGCTTCATTACTAAGTGCATCTAACCGTGCATTTATGGACTGTAACTATAAGTATCAGTATGACCAGTATAACAACGTATACCGTTGGGTTCCTTTGAATGGTGATATCGCCGGTCTTTGTGTATACACAGACACAGTATCATATCCTTGGTTCTCTCCTGCTGGTTTCAATCGTGGTCAAATTCAGAATGTTACAAGACTAGCATGGAATCCCAGTCAAGGTGATCGTGACTACATCTATCCTTATGCTATCAACCCTGTAGTTACATTCCCCGGTCAGGGAACCTACCTATACGGTGATAAGACATTCACTCAAGAACCATCTGCATTCGACAGAATTAACGTTAGAAGAATGTTCTTGTATATTGAAAAGTCAATTAAGATTGCTGCTCAGTATACATTGTTCGAAATTAACGACGTATTCACTCAGAATCAGTTTATTAACATCGTTACACCATTACTTAAGGCTGTACAGGCTACACGCGGTATTACAGACTTCCAAGTAATTTGTAATGCTACAAATAATACTGCTCAAGTCGTAGATGCCGATCAGTTCCTATGTGCTGTATTGATTAAGCCTGCTCGTTCAATCAACTTCATCAATATTACATATTATGCTGTACCAGATGGCGTTGCATTCTCTACAGTAACAATCTAATAAATATAAAAAACTAAGGAGAAAAACAAATGGCATTTGCAACAATTGACAACTTCCTACAACAGGGATTACAGTATAACGGTGCTAGACCAAGCCGTTTTATGTGTAATCTCACACTACCTAATGTTGTTTCCGGTTATACCGGAGCATCAGAAAAGTTCACATATACATGTCGTGCAGCTTCTATTCCATCATTTGATGTTGGTGTAGTAAGTGTTGGCTACATGGGCCGTGTTCTTAAGTTCTCTGGTGATCGCGTTTGGAATAATTGGAAAACAACTGTTATCCTAGATCAAGACTATATTACAAGAACAATGTTTGAAGCTTGGAGCAATGGTATTGATGCGTTAGATCAAAACGTTATGGACCCAACAGCATCATATACAAATTATAAGGCAACTATGGACATTTATCATCTTGGTCAGGATGATTCAGTATTGGCTCAGTATACATTGACTGGTATTTGGCCATCAAGCGTCGGTCCTATTAGTCTATCATGGAATCAGACTAATGCTATTTCTGAATTCGACGTAGATTTCGCTTTCGACAATTGCAAGCTTTCTTCAGGAAATCAGATTTCAGGTCTTCCAGTTTACTCAGTATAATAATAAGAACAATAAAATACTAACAAACTTTAAAGGAGCTTCGGCTCCTTTTTTTATTCGAGTTTGAGTTTAAAATTATAAATAAACCAAAAGATATTATTATTTCTAAAGACGTAGTAAGAATTGCATGTTTAAATTCTAATAAAAAAATTAGAAATGGTAATAATTTGAAATATTTTTTAAAAACCGATATTGGTAAATCCTATAAAGAATTAGGATTTACCTTTGAAAAAAAGGATTAAGACAATTAGATTGTTCGGATTCGAGTTTAATCGTATCACACCAGATTATATAAAGCAAGATAAAGTAGCCAATGATGCTATTTCTTTCGTTGATAGAGACAGTGATTCTACAGCCGCAGTAATATATTCTACACCATTTGCTTCTGGCTCATTTGTCGATATGAATGGTAATATCAAGACCGAAGCAGAATTCATTACAAAATATAGAGAAATTTCTGGTCAGCCTGAAGTAGATGCTGCCATTGCAGAAATTGTTAATCAGGCCATTACTACTGATGAAGAATATGTTGTAAAAATAGATCTTGATAATGTACCATTAGAAGAAAATAGTAAGCTTATTATCAAAGAACAATTTGATGAAGTTCTTACACTCTTTGATTTCAATGCTAGTGCATACGACATTTTTAAAAGATGGTATATTGACGGTCGAATCTATTATCACGCTGTAATCGATCCTAAAGCTCCGCAAGAAGGTATTAAAGAATTAAGATATGTCGATCCTCGTAAGTTAAGAGAAATTAAAGAAGTACAAAATCAAAAACTTCCTGTAGGAATTTCAAATCAGGCCGCTGAAGTTCAAATTACAAAAAATGAATTTTATCTTTATAATGAAAAAGGATTTACATCTATTACCAAAGCTCCATATGGAATGAATGGTGATCTTTCAGGTGGAATTCGAATCTCTAAAGATTCTGTAATTCATGTTCCGTCAGGTTTAACAGATGAAAATGGTGCAATCGGACTTTCATATCTTCATAAGGCTATTAAGCCTACAAACGAACTAAGAACATTAGAAGATTCTTTAATTATATATCGTCTTTCTCGTTCTTCAGAAAGACGTGTTTGGAATGTTGATGTTGGAACGCTTCCTCCTTTAAAGGCTCAGCAATACCTTCAGTCTGTTATGAATCTCCAAAAAAATCGCTTGATTTATGACGCCACAACTGGTCAAGTCCGCGACGACCGAAAAATGATGACCATGACCGAAGACTTTTGGATTCCTAAGTGGGCCGATGGACGTGGAACGACCGTAGACGTGCTACAGGGCGGTCAAAATCTTGGTCAGATGGATGACGTGGTTTATTTCCAAAAGAAGCTGTATAACGCTCTAAACGTACCTGTAGACCGTCTTCTTTCAGACTCTCCTTTTAGTGACAACACTCAAGAAATCTCAAGAGCCGAAGTTAAATTTAATAAATTCATTGTTCGTTTAAGACAGCAATTTACACTCTTATTTACCAAGGCTCTCGAAAGACATATAGTTTTAAAAGGACTAATGTCTATTGAAGAATTTAAGTTAATCGAAAAGCTAATCAAGTATCATTTCGCCAGAGATACACATTGGGATGAATTGGTCGATCAGCAAGTTCTTACTGCAAGACTTAACACATTCATGCTATTAGAACAGTCACAAATTATAGGTAAATATTTCTCACATAAATGGGTAAGAAAGAATATCTTCCAGCAAACTGATGAAGATATTGTTCAGATGACACAAGAAATTATGGAAGAAATGCAAGACCCATTATACAATCCTCCCGAACCAGAGGGCGGAAGTGAGGATGATGGATCAGAAGACGACAGTAGTCAGGCAAATAATAAAGGCGATCCTGAAGATAAAGTAGATGGTGCTAAACACATTGTACAGGCTCTTACTAATGTCAAGAAGAAAAGTCCTAAAGATGAAAAAGACCTTAGAAAAGCAGCACAAGTAATTTCAAAGCATACGTAA